CCAACATTTTCAGAAGCAAAGAAGTTTGCACAAAAGCACCTGGACACAATCCCTGGCGTTTGGTGGGAAGCTAAGAAGCAAGAGGTGACCAAATGAAACTATGCACTAGCTGTATGCACTTGCGCTCAGGCGATGAGTGTTCAGTATTACCCCAAGTCAACCCTGTCAACGGCAAGCCAGTCTATACCTTTGCATATACCTATCGGATGAATGAAGATCGATGCGGTATGGATGCGAAGTGGTTTGAAGAAATAGACTACGCAGCGCTTGATGCACTTTCCACTATTCCATTCGGGAGATAAACCATGGCAAGAACCAAAGGCAGTACCAATACAACCACAACCCTCCAAAAGCGCATTACAACACTCGAAGGATGAGTAGAGCGCCAGGATGATGTTGTCCAGCAAGGGTTAGATGAGATAGCAGAGCTGCGCAAGCAAGTGGACTTTTATCGTAAGCAAGTTAATCATCTAATTGCACTACTCAATATCATTACAAGGGGTGCATGATGGCTAATGCTCAATCAGACTTTGCGCCTGATGTGCGCAATAGCGCCTGGTGGAGTGGTGATTCCCGCATGGCTGCCAATGGTCGTGCGGTGGATGCCATACTTACCAAGCAAGGTAAGAGGGAAGCGCCAGACTTATCTAATGTGGAAGCGGTGCAGATGGGTCATGTCATGCAGCCTGTCATTGGGCGCTTATTTCAAGACAAACATAAGATAGAGTTAAAGGAAGCGGACTATGCTCTCACTCACCCAAAACACGATTGGATGCGTTCTCATTTTGATTTCATTAGCGCAGATGGTACTGTGCTTGTTGAAGCAAAAAACTATAACGCTGGAGTTCGCAATCGGTTTGATGCCGATGCTAATAGGATTCCTGATGCTGACCTTGCCCAGCTCATACACGAATGTGCTTGTCATAATATCGATCGTATATTTTTGGCTGTTCTATTTGGTGGAAGCGAATTTGTAACCATTGAGTTTGAGATCACCGAGGGTATGAAAGATGACCTGGTGCAGCGTATGGCTAAGTTATGGGCATATTGCAAGACCGATACCCTACCACCAGCAGAAACCATAGAGCAGACCAAACTGATCTATCCCAATAGCACCGATGAAAGTATTGTTGCAACGCAAAATATTGAGGTAGCAGTAGCCCAGCTCAAGCAATACAAAGCCAGCATCAAGGCGCTTGAGGAACAGAGCGAAGCAATCGAGGTAGCGATCCGCAACACCATGGGCGACAAGGGTGAGATCGTATCCATCTCAGGCGATACCTTAGTGACCTGGAGATCCGCTAAGACATCCAAGCGCTTCTCTAGTGATCTATTTAAACAAGCCATGCCAGACATTTACGAGCAGTTCGTAATTGAGCAGCCTGGTAGCCGTAGATTTTTAGTGAAGTAAAGCCTAATGAAAGGGGATAAGATGAGCAATATTGTCAGCTTTACCGATATGTCGCAGATGGCAGAAGCAATAGCCAAAAGCGGTTTATTCGGAATGAAGGATACCAATAGCGTACTAGCGCTAATGGCAGTAGCACAAGCGGAAGGTATGCACCCCGCCACAGCAGCACGGGATTTTCATATCATCCAGGGCAGACCAGCATTGAAAGCCGATGCCATGCTAGCAAGGTTTCAAAATGCGGGTGGAAAAGTAGATTGGAAGGACTATACCGATGAGAAAGTTACAGGCGTATTCAGTCACCCCAACGGAGGTGAGCTTGCCGTTACATGGACAATTGAACAGGCAACCAAGATCGGTCTTGTCAAACCAGGTTCGGGCTGGCAAAAGTTCCCAAGGGCAATGCTCAGATCCCGATGCATTTCGGAAGGTATACGATCGGTGTTTCCTGGAAGTGTTCAAGGGTTCTATTCCGTTGAAGAAGTAAGCGACTTTGATGCGCCTAAACCCAGGGATATGGGTAGCGTAGTAGTCGATCCTGGTACGGGTGAGATTGATCTAAACACGATCAAAGAGGACATTCCCGATTCAACCCCAGACATTCCAAAAGGTAATTTTGGCAACATGATTCATAAGCTGCACTTGTATGTTCCAGGTCAGCAAGAGCCATACGCCACATTCTTTAGCCTTGAGGATTGGATTGAAGGATTCCTGGATCTATTCCAGCGTATCCAGAATTCCACTAAGTATGACGATAAAGAGAAAACCAAGAAGTACAACCAATTGCGTGCTGCCAACGATGCCTTTACAAAGACATGGAGTGGTATGCAGACATCGAAGTTTTTAACCCGCATAGCTGAAATAAGGAGAGATTAAATGGCTAATGGACATATCGCCCAAATGGGCAAAGGCGTATTGTTTGGTAACGCTGATAAGAAGCATGAGAAAGCACCCGACTGGAAAGGCACGATGTTGCTGTCTGAGGATTACAAAGCGGGTCAAACACTTAAGATTGCTGGCTGGACTAAGAACACCCCAAAAGGGCAGCTCATTAGTCTATCCGAGGATAACTGGAAACCACAAAACACCCAGGAATATCCAAGAGAAGTAAACCATATTAAAGATTCAGATGTACCCTTTTAAGGAGATCACCATGAAAAAAGCAATTGCTATTGTTTTACTGTCGATGATGTCACTTTCCGTATCAGCTCAGGTGAAGTGTCAGCCTGATGGTCGAGGTGGAATGTGTTGTTGGGATGCGGGAACACAAGGACCATTTAAGCCTATTATCTGTTGATGATTGTTTTAGACTTACCTTACCCACCTTCAATTAATAACTACTGGATTGCTAGTGGACACCGCAGATTTATCAGTAAGCGTGGTGTCCTCTTTCGACAATCTGTTATGGAATATGTCATGGACAACGAAGTGCCAAAGCTAGGAGAGCAAGGCTTGAGCGTGCATATTGTATTAAGACCACGCAGCAAGAAGCTGATGGATATTGATAACTGTGCCAAGGCGATCCTCGATGCGTGTGAACACGCTGGTATTTTTGATTCCGATGTCCAGGTGGAAAAGCTATTGATTGAGCGAGGGCTTCCCAAGAATGGTGGCGGGTGTGTCGTAATGATTGAAGTAATCCCCTTTAGCTCAGAAAAGAATCCGCAAGGATAGTTAGGTAAGGTGCGCCAGCCACCTCTTTGAGCAAGCTGGCACTACTAGGGAGATAAGCATGAATGTTCCATACAACACAGGCAAGGTCAAGATTGGTAGCAAGTATGTTCCACCGAAGCGAAACTACATGGATGAGGATTCCGAGCTAATCCAAAGCGCCATGCTAGGTCAAACAATGGACTTTAATGAGCGTGAAGATAGCTTCATGGATGTTGTATGTAAGCTATTGATTCTATTCATTGTTGTTTTACTTTGCTTGCTGATTAACTGGGTTATTGCCAGGGTATGATCTACTTTCTTTCTAGCCTAGATACCTATGAGATTGCCTGGGCAGCAGCAGATCGTTGCAAGTACAAGCAAGATCAGGGCTTAGTCAACTACAAGCGGGTTGATAAGAAGCGAGATAACTATGGCACATCCAGGGAAGGATTGACGGGCGAGTGGGCAGTCAGCAAATACCTAGACATTCCCGTAAATCTTGAAAATTATTTGGGGGGTGATCCAGGCTGGGATTTTGAATACAAGGGCTTGAAGGTTGATGTCAAGACAACTAAAGCTAAGTATCTACTGTTCCAATCCCACGCTCATTTCAAAGCCGATGTAGCCATCCTAGTGCGCTATCACCAAGACTTCTTAGTGGAGATCCTAGGCGCTATTACACGGGAAGAATTTTTTAAGGTAGCTCAGATTAAAAACCTAGGCTATCACGACAATTATGTTGCAACGCAAGATAAACTAACACCAATCGAGGAATTTAAAAATGCAAGAGAACACCAAGAAGCCTAAGATTTTTATAGCTACGCCCATGTATGGCGGGATGTGCGCTGGCTTTTATACCCAGTCCATCATTCAACTGTTAACAACTTGCCAGGCTAATGGTGTGGATGCAGAGTTTAGCTTTATGTTTAATGAAAGCCTAATCACTAGAGCTAGGAATTCATTGACTAGCACATTCCTCAAGACCGATTGCACCCACCTTATGTTTATTGATTCGGATATTAAGTTTCGGGCATCGGATGTGATCCACATGATCCGAGCAGACAAGGACATTATCTGCGGGATCTATCCTAAGAAGGAGATCAACTGGCACTCAGTCAAAGCAGCCATGGATCGTGGTGTGCCATTTGACCAGCTCAAAAGCCATACGGGTAGCTTTGTCGTAAACCTGGTGAACTACGCTGGAGAGGTAACTGTACCAGTCAATGAGCCAGTAGAGATATTCAATGGCGGTACAGGATTCATGCTTATTAAGCGTGAGGTCTTTGACAAGCTAGGAGAATCAGTACCAAGCTACTCCAATGATGTAGTGGATCTAGGCGGTAAGATGGCGCAGTCTGAGCCAATCAAGGAGTTCTTTACGACTTCCATTGAGCCAGGTACAAATCGATTGCTTTCAGAGGATTACCACTTTTGCCGTATCTGGAGAGAATCAGGCGGTCAGGTGTATGCAGCGCCATGGTGTCAGCTAGCACACATCGGCACATATACATTTGAAGGTCAACTAACACCAACGGCATAACTATGAAAATACATACTGTAGAAGGCAAGCAATTAGAGTTCAATGATGAAAACTTAGTAGCCGTGTACCAAGAGAAGTATCGCTTGTACGATCGATTCTTGCCGCATCTAGCCAGTTACCTAGAGGGTGCGGTTGTAGATGTTGGTGCAAACTGTGGTGCATTAGCGGTAGCCATGGGCGTGAAGAATCCAGCCCTGGAGTTTGTTTGCATTGAGCCAGAAGATAAGCACCTACTTCACTTGCATAAGAATGTGTTGCAGATTAGCAACAAGGTTCAAGTAGATAAGGCTAAGATCGGTACGCAGTACAAGCTGCTCGATAAAGTTCTTGAGCAGTTTGATGTCAAGAATATTGGCTTACTCAAGGTAGATGTCGATGGCTATGACTGGGATGTACTCGATAGCTATTCGTTTACGCAGAAGCCACCCATATACATTGAAGAAGATTTCAAAGAGCCATGGCAATACGAGAAATACTTTGCTATGAACCAGCGCTTATCTAATCTGGGTTACAACAACATCTGGATGTTTGACAACTTTGGCTGCCTAATTGGATTTACAAAGGATTGGGATATGGTTAACACCTTGAACTCCTATGTAAACAGAACGAAGGCTGGTCATTCAGCCGTTACATTCTGGTACATGGATCTATTGATTTGCCAGGATGCCGATGTGGATAACTTAGCCAAAGGCGTAATAAGCTACATTTCTTATTAGGGTTTATACCTATTGATTAATAAGATTAGTTAT